TGTAATGATCATCTGATTTAAGGGCGTAGCCGTTCTTGGCAAGTGCTTTCCGAAGTCGTTCGACGGCCCGGGCATCACCGTTGTGTCGATCGAGAATGGATCGACCGTGACGGTTCTGGTCTTGGATAAACACACTGTCCGTGATGCCAACCCCCATTGAAGACTCACCCACAGCATAAGACACGATTTGAACTGCGATTCGCTCATTGCCCTCATTCGCTTTGAGACAGTTGAGGTAATGATCCAGCACGGGAACCCGGCCCGCGCGTGTGCACAAGCCACGTTCGTGCCATGTGATGATTTCCTGCGGGATGTTGTTCAGTTCTTCAAGTGCTGGACTTGGAGAATGCTGACTTGCGTTTCGCTTGCGCATTCTTGATCGCTCCTTGTTCTTTCATTGTCTGCTGCTTCAGGCTCGCCTCTGCCTCATTGAACAGAAGTTTCTGAACCAGCAGTTCCTGATTGCTGATCATTTTCTGATCATGCTCCTGCTGTTTGTGCTGGAGCCCTTGGCGGAACTTGACTTCTTCGATGGCGACTTCCTTGGCTTTCTCGGCCGCAGCGTTCTCGCCCTCGCCTTCTCCACCATCGGCACCCATCTCGGCGATAGTGGCGACGGCTTCTGCCTGCAGTTTCTTGGCTGCGGCCTGCTTCTGTGCTGAGTCTGACTGGACGTTCTCGACTTCCGCCTGCTGTGCGGCCTGCATCAACTGCTGAGACTGTTCGTCTGTCGGCGGCTGCCATGGTCCTACCATGCCAGCAATCTTCGCCATTGCTGGAGATTCGATCGCTTCGCCGATGGTGACAAAGAATTCCTTGAGCGGTTCACTGTTCGTCGTCTGCTGAGCGTACTGCATTAGAAGCGGCGTGATGTACTGCTGCAATGCCTGCATGTTCGCAGTATCGCGTTCGTGGTTCGGCCGGCGGATTTCAGACGCCTCAACGGTCGCCTTCATTTCCCGCATTGCTTGTTCGATCGGCATCCCTTTGATCAGGGCATCCCACTGCGAAGCGCCGTAGCCGCCGAGCAAGTGTGTCAGACTCATGCCGTCGACGTACAGGATGGCCGAAAACATTTCCATCTGAGCTGCGTCAGACATCCATGCCGCCACGTCCTTTGACATCTTCTCAGGGCGGATGTTAGCAGATTCAGTTCGGGTGCGGACATCGGATGCCACGCGGATCTGAGTTGACGACATGCCATACTGAAGCTCAGACAAGCCTACCCGCTTGTCAAAGTTCCGGGACAGCATCTCGATCGCATCGAGCAAGTTGTTAGCACGGCCGGGCGTGTTGAGATACTGGATTGTGTCGGCGATGGATCGCTGCACATTGTCGTTGATTGCCACGACTTCCACAGAGTTCTCAGACTCCAGCGCTTGCTTAACATCACCCAATGCCGACTTGAGATACCCAATGAGTTGTTTGCGGTCTGACCACGCCTGATCGACGTACGTCGACGTGAGAATGTTTAAGGCAATCAGTTCGCCCAGTCCGGGTGCGGCTGGAGCCAGTGGCCATGGCGTGTTTGGCAGTTTGTTGAACGACAGCAGCGAAACCGGCCAGCGACCATCCTTCCAACATGGGAAGATCTCGCCGTAGTCCGCGTATCGCCATTCGAACATGCTTTTCACGTCTTCGATCGATGCGGAGTTTTCACCGAAGAACTTGTCAGGTGGAGCATTGAGAGGGAATGGGACTCCATTGGCGATACACAGGTATGCGTAGTCGCCGACAGTGTCGTCAAACTCGTCAATCATCTGGTGAGACATGGACGCAGCCCGTGGGCCAACACCACACTTTGACCAGATTTCCCACCACTCGATCTGATCGTGCGTGCCCTTGGCTGATTCGCCTGGCTGTTTCTTCTGGTTGTTCCGGCTGACTTGCTCCATCGAGGAGATGTTGCCCTTGCCGGCCAGCGTGCCCTTTGGCAAGTTGAACTTCTTCTCGACCTGCCAGATCGGGTTGACGTGACGGAGAGTGATGTAGCCTGCCGTCTCGAGCATTGGATCTTTGCAGTCCGGGTCCACATAGAAGTTATTGACGGTCTTGTACCGCAAGCGTGTGAACTTCTGCTGTGAGCCCGGGAACGAATACACGTCCGGCCACAGGCATCCCATGCCCTTCACGAGAGCTTCAGTGACTGCCAGTTGCCCATTGATTGCCAATCCGCCGTGAGGCTGCTCCCGCTGTGACCAGTCGAGATAACCCCCCATCATCTCATTGGCAAAAGAGGACATCGCCTGTTCGATCGTGTCCTGCTGAAAAACCTGAGCGTAGACTTGCTGAACGGTTGGATCATTAGGATCTCCGAACATCTCAGGGCGAAGTTTCATCTGACGCTGAGTGATCACCTTGCGGCGAGCGTACTGCCAGAACAGGTGAGGACCATAGATCGCCACGAACTCGTACAGCTTTGCAATGGTGATCTTGAATTTCGGAGATGGAAGTTTCCCGGCGAAATAGTCCCGCTTGAACTTCTCTTCCCACATGAACCCAGCACCGGCTTCATAGAACTCGGTGCATTGTTCAGCCACCTTCGTGAACCGCCCCTTGGCCGTACGCGCAGCACTCAGACGCTCGATCCAGATATTGACGAGCGGTCGGTAGAACTGTGAGGTTAGGTCAAGTGGGTTCTTGTACACGGGTTACTTCTTTTTCTTTTCTTCAGTGGCCACAGGTGCTGGCTTGAACTCGCGATTCCACGCCCAGCCGCCATTGGACCGGCGGTCAATCTGAGTCGCGTTCACGCTCATGTGTTTGACTGCGGTCTTGTCGACCACACCGTTGTAGAAGATGCTCAGACTCACTACGCGTTGTGCATTGGAATCCACGTTCACAACAGCGGCGTGTGGCTTATCTTTTGGATCCCCTGTAGGAAACCAGAACACTCGATCCCCCGCGCGTGGCGTGAAGGATTCATCAACGATTTCTTCGAGCCGGTATTTGATCTCGGACATTGTCGCTCTTTCTTAAAACTACCCAGCAATCCCAATGGCAATCGATCCATCAGTCCTGCTCTTACCAAGTCTTTCATCCTGCTCCTTGATCCACTTCTCCCAAGCTCGAAGCCCGGGCTCTTTGGATCTGTCAATGCTGTCAGGCGGTTCAACCCATGTGGGATGACGACTGAGCCAGTATTCGACGCAGACACGCAAGTCGTCTTGCTGATGCTTTGCCGGTTCCTCCAGCGGATTCCCCTGCTTGTCAGTCTTGCGGACGTTTCGCAACATCTGCCTGACAGTGTCGGGGCATCGCTGAGTGATGATTCGAAGTTGCGGACGGCCACATGGTCGCATTCGCAATGCTGTTCGAACCTTCGTTGACCTCTGCTGGAAATCAGGATCCCCCGGCAGAAACGAGTAGCCAGTTTGGACTGCCTGAATCTCTTTCGGCTTGAACGCGTCGGCGTACTGTTGGCCGACAGTCTTTGAAAACCCTGCAGGCTTCTGGCGTGCCATCTGGTTGTCGATGATCATTCGTTCGAATGTTGGATCGATTTCCATCTCCGCGATCTTGGCGGCAATGCCATACGCATCCAGACGACGAATGTAGATCTCGCCGTAGATGATGAAGTACGGTTCGCCATGATCCCACATTTCAGGTGGCGGGACTGTGCCGAACAATACTGCTGGCTTCGCGGTTCCCGGGTCGATGATCAGTTCCCGCGTCCAGTTGGCCGGAGGAGCCCAGTTGTTTTTCTCCAGTGCTTCAGTGACACGATCGTTCATCAGATCGTCGTTGTATTTGACGCAGTGGAAGTCTGGATTGAATTCCCCGTAGACGGCAATGATTCGGTCAGATCGCATACCCTGAATACGCACGAGCTGTGCGCGGTCGCCTGACAATCGCTCGTTTGCCACTGCCTTCTGTTCTTCAGAGATGAATGGGTTCTTAGCGAGTGTTACGCGGTGTAGGCGGGTGGTGACTTCTTCAGGCGTTCGCTCACCGCGGCCGACTTCCTCTTCCTGATGGATAGATCGTTCTTCAACCTGACCGTAAGCGGCTGAGGCATCGCGTGGGATTGTGGACCACAGCAGGCGGCCGGCATTGTCCAGCAGTCGCATCACGTATTCGTCGTAATACTCATCGAACACCAGTTGCTCGTCGATCCAGATCTCGTCAACAGGATCGCCCTGCTTGACTTCTGAACTGTTCGCGTAAGCCAGAATCTGTGTGCCGTTCTTCAGCGTGACAGATTCGAACTGGTTCAAATTGGCGTGATACCAGGCCACGTCCAGAATGTCCGAGTTCTTGTCAATGTCTTTCTCGAGTGAGAATCCGGGAATCAGCGGCGGGGCTGGCATCTGCTTGTGTCGAGGAATGTCCCGATCCGCCGGGAACATGACTGGATTCCATGCCCGCCACCATCCGGTCTGTTCGTCGAGGACCATCTTGAACAGGCCGGGGCGAAACAGAACGCGATAGATCGTCTGTCCGATGTGTTTGAGGTAATCCCCAATCACCCACATGAGAAGGGCGCGGTCTTTCTGGTGAGGTAGGCGGCAATCAATCAAATCGCCATCCATTGTCATCAGTGGGATATCGCGGGCAATCGCGGCAAACCTCGCTGCTGAGAGAAGAGTCTTGCCACCACGGTTCGAACCGGTGAGCATGATTTCTGAGCAGGGGTCTTTGAGGATTTCGGCTTGCTCTCGCGTGAAGCGAAGCATGCGGAGCCCGTCCATACGGCGGGACTTGAGTGCTGTCAG